ATTGTGTTGTCGCGTGTTGTTTCGCAAGCGGTCAACATAAGTATCAGCGCAAATAACCCGTAGCGCATCGCATCAAAGCTCTTGTCTTGGCTCAACTGGCTCAACATATTGTGCAACAAAATCTTGTGTCGCTTTATCATAAATGTAACCAATACCAGCATAAGTTTTGCCTGCGGTATTAAAAAATGTTTCAACCCAAGTGCCTGTGTAGCGTTCAGGGTTTGCATCTAAAAATTCTTGTGTTACGCAATGAACATCAAGCACAACATTTTCGGCGTTTATTTGTGCAAAAAATTGGCGTTCCATAGTTAAACCTTAAACCTGACATAAACAACGCCTGCCGCGCCTGCACCGCCTACGGCGTTGCGCGATCCGCCGCCGCCTGCACCATAATTTACGCCTGCGTTACCTGTGCCAGATGATTTGCCTGCTACCCCGCCGTTACCTGCAGCACCGCCAGCACCCGATCCACCGCCGCCGCCGCCTGCGCCTGCGTAATAAGTTGCACCCGAAATGAAACCGCTAATATCAAGCCCGTTTCCGCCCGCACCACCAGTTGTTGTAACAGCATTTCCACCAACTGCACCCGCACCGCCGCCGCCGCCTGCACCGTAAGTAGAACTTGTATCAGACTGACCTACGCCGCCATTATTTCCGTATAGCGGATTAGTTGCTATGCCTTGCGCCGTCGTTTCACTTGTGCCGCTTCCGCCGCCAGACGCACCATTTTGGGTTGATTTATTTATACCGTTATTAGATGTGCCGCCGCCGCCGCCGCCAGCGACGCTAAGAATTGAACCGATTTTCGTTTCTGAACCGTTAAAACCGTGATTAGGGGTAGCTGCACCTGACGCACCGCCCGCCCCAACATCTATTGCAAAAGTCGCAGCATTTAAAGACAAAGTAATAAAATTTGTCGGCGAAGTAACAGCACCGCCGCCGCCACCGCCGCCGCCGCCAAAATTTGTTTCGCCAAATCCTGCGCCGCCACCACCACCAACAAGCAAAACATCAAAAACGCCAGCCTTCGACACAACCAAATTAGCGTCGCTAGTAAAAGTTAACAAAGTGTAATTTAAACCGCCAACCGTAATGCTTGACGAACTGCCGCCAGTAGCCACGCCATAAGAAACGCCGCCGCCCCCTAAGTTAAAAAAAGTGAAAGTTGACGCCGACAATGCAAGTAAATAGCCGCCCCCATATTGCGCCAAAGCAAGCGAACCGCTTGTGTTAATAGTTACGCCTGCGCCTGCAGTTACCGTACAAACGCCTGCGCCTTTATTAGCAACCTGAATAACATCGCCAACCGTAAAGATCGAGTTATTAACCGTAATTGTTGTAGCGCTTGCGCTATTCATAATCGTGCGCTTAGTTTCGTCACCTGCAATTAAAACGTAACTAGCCGTCTTGTCAGATATCGGTAAATTCTGTATGTCGTTAAGTTGCGCGGCCGTCAAAACCTGACCAGCAACAAACGGGAACGGTGTTGTCATATTTGCCTACTTTACCCTAGAGCGTTGTCTGCGTTGATGATACCAAACGACAAGTCGTCAAGTATTAACTCATAAACAATGACGGTTGGCGACGTGTAATAAGTGACGCTATGCCCGGTATTAACGCTAATTGTATGCTCGATGCCTTCGACTGCTAGTTCTTGTGCCAACTCGGTAGTTGTCACGCCTGACGTAAACGACTTTTCAATCGTGATCGTGTCGCCTACGTCAATCACGGCCACCGTGTCACGCTGCGCGCTCGACAACAAAGCAAACGACGTAGCCAAAGACGTGTACCGTGCCTCAGGTTCAGGGTCAAGCAAATAAACTGCCAAGTCAAGTGCGGCGCTGTCGTTATGCAAAAGGCTGTTAGTGATGCTATAAGTCTGCACAAAATACTTTGTTTGACTACCAGCGTCGTCAGCGACCTGCGGGTTGTTACTGCCAAGTATCTGTACGACTGCCCTATTGGTCACCTGATCGGCTTCAAAAGTTATGCCAATTCCGTTAAATGGAATTTCTGTGCCGTCGTCATGAAAGTCCGCTACCGACGGTGTGAGCGTTGTGCCTAGTCGAGCGTCAAACACAAGGTCACCCGTACGTGACATGAACAGGCGACCCTGCTCAGCCTCGTTTACGTCAGACAAATACCCAAGCACGTTTGTACCTTGCGCAACCGTGAACGCCGATGCACCGCCAAGCGTCTGAGTACCTGTAGCAATGTCGCGCGTTAACGCTGGAAACGCAACCTCAGGCCGATCAAGTACCGCCGTAACTCGAGCGCTGCTCAATTCCTCGCTGACGTTAAATTCGTCTAAATATGTTTGTGCCAGCAAATAGAAATCGTCTGCACAAAACACGGTTACGGTGTCAAGACCGCCCAACGCAAAGTTGTAGTCATAATTTACAATTACGCCAACAAACAAATATTCTTTGACGTTCAGCGAACTGTAACGCGACAAACGCACTCGACGCATAGGTGCAAGACCCGGTTGCGCTTGCGGTGTGTCATAGTACGGCGAGTTAGTGTCAAACGGGTTAAAAATACCTGCCGTGTCAAGCATATTGAATGACATAGTGCCAGCACTAAATTGGTCGCCCTGATCGCGTCGCCCACGCTTAACCGTGATGCTGTTAACGCCGTCAAGCACGCTCGCAAAATCTGTCGTACCGTCAAGCAAATATTGAGTGTTATTAAGTACGCCAGCGGTTGCGTCATCAAGTAAAAATGCGTCTTGAATAAACCCTGTGTCAATCTCTAGGTCATAGTTGCCACTAGCAACAACGGCTGTGCCTGCCATTACGACGCGATCTGTAAGTCGAGTGGCCCGTTAGTGCGCTGGTAGGCCAGCAAACTGTTTAACACGCTTTGCCCGATCTCGGCGCTAGTTGACATACCGCCTGTCACGTTTATTGTTACGCCACCGTTACTGCGCGCTGCGATGCGTTCAGCATTGCCAAACGTCGTTAGGCCGCCTTGTATCGTCACTAGGTCGTTCGGGCTACCAATACCGCCACCGCCGCCGCCTGACCCGCCACCGCCGCCTGAGCCACCGCCACCGATGATTGCTGGGGGCAAACTAGGCATACTTGGCAAACTAGGTGTGATACTGCCCGTGCCACCCTCTCGAGCCGCGCCACCGCTAGTCGCAGCGCCACCGCCACCAAGACTTGGCAAGTTAATTGTCGGCAACGACGCAATGTCGGTAAACGGGTTTATTAAATTCATGCCACGAATAATTAAGTTAATTGCACCAATAAACGAATTAGCCATTAACTCAAACCCTGCAATTAAACCGTTTATTACAAAATTTACGCCGTTGCGGAATGTCTCAAATTTTGTGTACGCAACTGCAAGACCAGTAACAAGCGCAGCGATACCAAGCGCAATCAACGTAAACGGGTTAGCAGCCATAGCAAAATTCACCGCCAAGATCGCTGTGGCAATAGCGCTAATTGTGCCGGCAATAAACAAAAATGCTTTAGGGTTTTTTTGTGCCCAATCAGCCATGCTTTGCAAATACGGCAACACTTTTTGCAACACAGGCAACAAACCTGCACCAATGCTTTCTTGTGTTTCAGCCAAACTATTTTTTAATATCTTAAATTGACCTGCAGCGGTGTTGGCAGACTTTGCGGCCGCGCCACCAAAGTTGTCGTTTAACGCCATCATCACCGTGTCGAGTGACGCACCGTCTTTAATCATGCCTTTCATCTCAGGCGACAACGCTGCAAGACCTTTCATGTTGCCTGCATAGGCTTTGGCAAGCGCGTCGCTTACCGTTGCAAGATTGTTGCCAGTTGCAGCCGAAATATCTTGTGCAAGCGATAGCGCGTCAGTAGCCTCGCCAACGTTTTTTGTACCAACAAGCAATGCACTAAACGCTGGCCGTAACTCGCTGTCAGCCGTACCAGTTGCCCTCGACATAGCAGAGATCATGTCCTCAGTCGCTGCCACCGTTGCGTCAGTAGCGCCAACAACGTTCTGCATCGTGTTAGCCAAAATTGCTTGTTGCTGTTCGTCTTCGGCTGCCGCTTTAGCCGCCAAGCCAAGCGCACCCGCAACCGCTGTAATTGCAGCCGCTGCAGGTATCGCCGCTTTCTTAATTGCAAATTGTGCTTTCTCGCCAACAGTTTCTAACTGCTTAAATTCTTTAATTGCTTTGTCAATGCCTTTGCCGTCAAACTCAGAGACAATCGGAATAGATAGTGCCATAATTAAATCTCGCTTTGCACAACGCGCATAGTTTTAGCAATCATCTTTGTCATCTCAGCCTCAATACCGCGACGCGCTTTATATACAGCCGAGCCAATCAGTCGAGTGCGACCAGCACTAACTGGAAACCCTGCAATACGCAAACTGTTGTCTAAACGACCACCCGAATTTTTACGACCTGCTTGCTCAAAGATTGCAGCCGCTTGATCTTTTTGCTCAATAAGAATTACACCGACCGCGTTACGTCGAGTGTCAAAACGCATTTTTACGCCTGCTCGTGCTTTGTCAATGTTAAAACCTTTAATGCGGCGACTGCCTGTAGCGGTTTTGTTATTCCAGTCGTTTGCAAAATTGCTAATCGGTACAGTTTGGTAAGCGTTCTTACCAGCGTTAATTGCTGGCTGTGCGATTGCGGTTGCGTCTGCCTTAAAATCTTTTTGCAGT